TTACAATTGCAGGTATAGATAAAGTGTATAGAGTTGAAACTACCGTTTCATCTTATTCTCATTCAGGAACTAAAGAAGTAAACATAACTATACATCCTTCACTAGCAAGCAGTCCAGCAGATAATGCAGCTATAACTTTTATATCTAGTGACAGAGAAGGTGCGGTTAATACACGTTTTGATGAGATAGATTTCACAGGAACTAAAACACTTGTAATAGTAGATGAAGTAAACGCACCTGCATTATACAACGGCACTACATTTACTGTATTAGATAGTGCACCATCAGATGTAATAGGTGCAAAGGTTGTTGCTACACATAAGAACCATATATTTTATGGTAAAGGCAGGGTGTTAAGTTTTGGTGCACCTCTTACTACTACAGATTTTGAAAGTGGCAATGGTGCTGGTAATATTGGACTAGATGCTGACATTGTTGCAATAAAAAGTTTTAGAGATCAGCTTATAGTTTTTACTGACTCATCTATTTTTAGATTAAATGGTGATGCACTAGCTACATTTAATCTACAGCCTATAACACGTGACATAGGATGCACACAGACTGACAGTGTACAGGAAATAGGTGGTGATGTTGTCTTTATGGCTCCTGACGGTCTAAGACTTCTTAGTGCTACAGAACGTATTGGTGACTTTGGTTTAGCACCTATAACTAAAAAAATACAAGGTACGTTTAACGAGTTTGTAAAACTCCATACAAACTTTTTTAGCTTAGTTATACGTAATAAATCTCAATATAGATTATTTGGCTGGAATACAAATTATACTAGACCTAATGCACAGGGAATATTATTTACACAGTTTGCGTCACCGGGTGAAGCATCTGTAATTGATTTTGCAGAAACTAGGGGTATACAGGTAACAGCATGTGCAAGTGTATACTCAGGCAGTACAGAATATGTTATCTTTTCTGGCAAAGAAGGTTTCTTACATAGAATGGAAAATGATACTTCTAGCTTTGATGGTAGTAATATAGCGACTACATTTGCTACACCATTCTATCCAATCAATGATCCAAGACTTAGAAAGACAATATATAAAGCACAGTTTTATTTAGACCCTGAAGGTAGAGTTAACTTTGATCTAAACTTAAAGTTTGACTTTGATGAAAGCGGATCTGTAATTATGCCAGCAGTTACATTTACAAATGCTGGTAGTGGAGCTGCACAGTTCTATGGTACAGGTGTATTTGGTACAGCTACCTATGGAGCTAAACTACAAAAAGTATTTTCTGCACAAACAATAGGATCAGGAAATACAGTATCTGCACAATTTGAAGCAGACAATAGTACAGATGTTCCGTATGCGCTTGACGCATTAACACTGGAATATGCTACACACGCAAGAAGGTAATTAAAAATGGGAACAGGATATACACGTAACGATACTGCTAATAACATTGCTGATGGCAATATAATTAATGCTTCTGATCTTGATGGAGAGTTTGATGCCATTGTAAGTGCCTTTGGTACATCAGGACATACACATGATGGTACTGCTAATGAAGGCGGTGCTATAACTAAAATAGGACCAGCACAACAAGTAACTGTCAGTGCAACTGCACTATATCCAAGTACTGCTAATGCAGTAGCACTAGGTACTACTTCTAATGAATTTAGTGATCTATATATGGCTGACGGTTCTATAATCTATTTAGGTGCAGATCAGGATGTTACATTAACTCATGTAGCAGATACTGGTATTTTATTAAACAGTACTAGGCAATTACAGTTTGGTGATAGTGGCAGTTATATACATCAGTCTGCTGATGGTGTATTAGATTTAGTATCAGATACTGAAATAGAAATAAACGCAACAACTATAGATATGAATGGTGCGGTAGAAATTAGTGGTAACACAACTGTAGGTGGAACACTTACTTCTACTGGTAAGATTACTGCTGATGCTGGTATTGATATAGATAATTTTAATATTGACGGTACAACTATAGCATTATCTTCTGGTGATATGACATTAGATGGTGCAGGAGATATTATACTCGATGCAGCAGGTGAAGAAGTTATATTTAAAGATGGCAGTACTAATGTCGGTCATGTTAGTATGGACAGCGACAACCTGACAATCAAATCACTTGTAAGCGATAAAGATATAATCTTTCAAGGTAATGACGGTGGATCAGGTATTACTGCATTAACATTGGATATGTCAGAAGCAGGAGCAGCTACATTTAATAATAAAATTGTTGCAACTGAATTAGATATTTCTGGTAATGTAGATATTGACGGTACTCTTGAAGCAGATGCTATTACTATAGATGGTACAACACTTGCTGAAACAATAGCTGATACTGTAGGTGCTATGGTAACTAGTAATACTGAAACAGGTATTTCAGTTACATACGAGGACGGTGATAACACATTAGACTTTGCTCTTGGTGCAGCACAAACTACCATTACGTCTTTACTCGCAACGGATATAAAAATAGGTGAAGATGATGAAACTAAGATAGATTTTGAAACAGCAGATGAAATACATTTCTATGCAGCAAATGTTGAGCAGGTTTATTTAGGTGACAATATATTTGGTCCACAGTCTGACAGTGATGTAGACTTAGGTTCTAGTTCTGTACGATGGAAAGATGCTTATGTAGATTCTATTACAGTAACTGGTGAAGTTGATGGTGCTAGTTTAGATATTAGCGGTGATGCTGATATTGACGGTACTCTTGAAGCAGACGCAATAACTGTAGATGGAACAGCTTTAGCAACGTACATTAGAGATACAGTTGGAACTAATATGCTTTCTAGTAATACAGAAAGTGGTATCACAGTTACATATGATACATCGAATGATAATATTGACTTTGCAATTGACGCAGCACAAACAACTATAACTTCAGTTCTAGCAACGGATCTAAAGGTTGGAGAAGATGATCAAACTAAGATAGACTTTGAAGATGCTGATCAAATTAACTTTTATGCGGATAATACAAAACGTGTAACTATAGATTCTACAGGACTAACAGTTAATTCTGGTAGTATAGAGACTGCAACCATTGACTATACTGATGGCGACAATGCCATGACAATAGCAGACGGTGGTAAAGTAACCTTTGCTGCTGGTTTTGATGTAGGTTCAGATGCTTCAGGAGATATTTTATATCATAATGGTACGTCTTATGTAAGATTAGCTAAAGGTACTGACGATCAGGTTTTAACGCTTGCTAGCGGTGTTCCTGCTTGGGCAGCAGCTAGTGCAGGTGATATTACAGGAGTTACAGCAGGAACTGGTTTAAGCGGTGGTGGTACTTCTGGTGGTGTTACCGTAAATGTAGAGGCAGCACAGACAGGTATAACTTCTCTTTTAGCCACTGATATAAAAATAGGTGAAGACGATCAGACCAAAATAGACTTTGAAGATGCTGACACAATTAACTTTTACGCAGGAAATGAAAAACAGTTAATATTAACAGATGGTGCTTTAACACCGGGTACTAATGCAATTTTAGATTTAGGAACAGATGCTTTAGAATTTAAAGATGCGTATTTTGATGGAACAGTAGAAGCTGACGCTATAACAATAGGAGGAACTGCAATAGGTTCAATCTATAGTGCTATAGCAGGTAGTTCTAGTATTGTTACAACAGGAGCATTAGACTCTGGTTCTATAACCTCTGGCTTTGGTGCAATAGATAATGGTACATCTGGTATACGTACTAATACATTTACAGCAGAAACATCTATACTGCCAGATGCTGTTGGTGGAGCAGATCTAGGTTCTACAAGTGCAGAATGGGGTGATATATACATTGCTGATGATAAAGCTATTAAATTTGGTAATGATCAAGACGTTACGATGGAGTATGATGAAGATGGGACAGATTCTCTTCTTATTTCTGGTAGTGACGTAACTATTGTAGATGATAAGAAACTTTATTTTGGTACAGGACAAGATGTATATTTAGAGTATGATGAAGATGGAACTGACACACTTATTATAAAAGGTGATACTACCTTTTTAGATGGTACATACAATTTTGATATTGCATCACACGATGGTTCTAACGGACTTAAACTAGGTGGTACTTTGGTTACAGCGAGTGCTGCTGAATTAAATTATGTAGATGGCGTAACTAGTAATATTCAAACGCAATTAAATAGTGCAGCGTCAACAGGCAAGGCCATTGCGATGGCTATGGTATTTGGTTAATAGAAAGGATATAGAAAATGGCAGCACCTAATATTGTCAATGTCGCTACTATTACGGCAAAGACAGATACAGCGTTACTTACAGGAACTTCAGCAACAGCAGCGTTAAGCAACGCAGCATCTTCTGGTAAGGTTCTAAAAGTAAATAGCTTAGTAATATCTAACGTAGATGCTTCAGCAGCAGCAACAATAACAATAGGTATATACCCACAAGATGATATAGCAGGTACAGCAGTTGTGTATGCAAATGCAGTGTCTGTAGCACCTAACTCATTCTTAGTGGCAATAGATAAAAATGTTGGAATGTATTTAGAAGAAGATACATCTATTGGTGTTACTGCTAGTGTAGCTAACGATTTGACCTACACGATTACATACGAAGAACTATCGTAAGGAACTTAGATGAAGTCTGTTGGCAACATAGCTTCTGACTCAGAGGTAGTAGCAACTGCTAATGGTGCTATAACGGCAGGTAAGCCAGTTGTAGTTAATGCTGATGGTACGGTGCAGTTTGCTGGTCAGGAGACTCTTACCACCACAGTAGGAAGTGCAGCTACGTTTGACACTAATGCAATTACTAGCACTGATATAACTTTTGACAGTAGTAATAATAAAGTAGTCGTTAGTTTTCAAAGTGGTCGCACTGGTGGTTATGGTGTAGCAAGAGTAGGCACAGTAGACGCAAGTAATAACACTATTAGTTTTGGTACTGAAACAGTATTTGAAAGTGCTGATGTTTGGCATACTAGTATTGATTTTGATTCTACAAATAATAAAGTTTTAATAGTGTATAGAGATGGTGGCAATAGTTATTACGGAACTGCTATTGTTGGTACTGTAAGTGGAACTGACATTAGTTTTGGAACTGCTACCGTTTTTGAAAGCGCACAAACTGACTATATAACTACACGTTTTGATCCTGATAACTCTAAGTTTTTGATTGTCTATAAAGATACAGGTAATAGTAATTATGGAACGGCTATAGTAGCAACTATTAGCGGTACATCTGTAAGTTTTGGCAGTCCTACTGTTTATCATAGTGGTCAGGTAGACTTCAATTCATGTATATACGATACCAATGCTAATAAGTTTCTAGTAACGTATAGAAACTTTGGTACAAGTGGGGATGGAATAGTAGGAACTATTTCTGGAACTAGTGTTAGTTTTGGATCAGCAACGGCTTTTCATTCAACTGGTGGCACTGTATATGTAAATGGAACGACAGGGCGTTACGGTATGTCTTTTGACAGCACTCTTAATAAAATAGTTATAGCATATCAAGCCTATGTATCTAGTACAATAGGCTATGTAATTGTTGGAACAATTAGTGGAACGTCTGTAAGTTTTGGTACTGCCGTTGCACTTGGCTCTGCTGGAGAAGATGAAGGAAATGAAATAGCATACGATTCAAATACAAATAAACATTTAATAATGAATTATGATAATACACCTGACCCTGATCAGATTAATATCAGAGAGGTAACTGTTTCTGGAACTACACCCACGTTAGGTTCTAAAGTTCTTGTATCCGATTTAAGGGAATCAACAAACAATGCTATGGTGTTTGACAGCAATGCTAAAAAATTGGTTATAGCTTACGCTTTTGGTGGTAACAGTAACTACGGTACAGCCAATGTGATACAAACAAGTGGCACTGTCAATAGTCTCACCTCAGAAAACTTCATAGGCTTTGCAAAAAATGCTGTTGCAGATGGTGCAGTAGCAACAATACAAACAGCTAACAGTATTAGCAGAAATCAGTCATCTTTAACGGCTGGTCAAACATACTTCGTACAAACAGATGGAACTATAGGCACAACTGCTGATAGTCCGTCAATAACGGCTGGAACTGCTATTTCAGCTACAGAATTAATTGTGAAAGGATAAATAAAACAATGTCAAAAACAATAATAGAAAACTCAACTAAAATATCAAAGTACTTATTCGCTGACGATAAAGCAGTCAGCATGGCTTCTGATAAAATCACTGTAGGCAGTGACCCTGTAGACTTCATCATAGGTGATCTCAACAGTGGCAATGCAACGCTACATGAAGATGTATCAAATGCACCTTCAGATTGGTATGGCAACAAATATAAGTTCGATGGAAGCAGTTGGTCTGCAAACTCTGCCTTTGTTGATCCAAGAGATGAGGACTAATCTAACTCATGCGTATTGTCGGTAACGATCCAACATTATCGAGACAAATAATGGCTACTGCCAGTGGTGCAATATCTGCTGCTGGTAAGTCATTGATTGTTAATACTGATGGTACGGTTACGTCAACTATTTTTGATAGTGCTACTGAATCCCTTGGTTCTGAAACTGTTTTTGAAAGTGATACAGTGGGTGAAGGTGGTTACGGTACAGCAGCAGCGTTTGATAGTTCTAATAATAGAGTAATCATAGTATATCAAGATTCAACAAACTCATCTTACGGAACAGCTTGTGTCGGTTCAGTAAGTGGAACAACTATAACCTTTGGTACTCCAACAGTTTTTGAAAGTACAACAAGTGGAACATTTGGAGTTGATTTTGATAGTAGTAATAACAAAGTTATAATTGGTTATCGTGACAGCAGTGAAGATGGTCATGCAATAGTAGGAACAATATCAGGCACTTCCATAAGTTTTGGAACTGCTGCTGTTTTTGATTCGGGTAATAGTGGTAACGGTATAAACTTTTTAGATTTAGCTTTTGATAGCAATGAAAACAGAGCCGTAATAGTTTATAGAGACAGTGTGAATCAAAGTGGAGCTAGTACTTACGGAAGAGCAATAGTGGGTACAGTGTCAGGCACAGATATAAGTTTTGGAAGTGTAGTAACTTTCAACAGTGGTGAAACGTCAGGCCCGAAAGTTGCATTTGATAGTAGCAACAATAGAGTAGTTATTTGTTATACGGATAGTGGAAATAGCAACTATGGTACAGCAATAGTAGGAACTGTGAGTAGTACATCAATTAGTTTTGGTTCAGAAGTTGTGTTTGAGAGTGCTTTATCATTACAAACAGTTATTGCATTCGATAGCACAAATAACAAAGTAGTAATTGCTTACAGGGATAGTGGTAATAGCGGTTATGGAACTGCTATAGTAGGAACAGTTAGTGAAACCTCTATAAGTTTTGGTTCTGCTACTGTATTTGAATCTGCTGCTGTAGATGATTTAGCAATTACTTTTGATAGCAATGCAGGTAAAGCTGTTATTGCATATTATGATGAGGGTAACAGTCATTATGGTACTTACATTGTAGGCACTGTATCTGGAACAAGTATAAGTTTTGGTACTGCTGCTGTATTTAATGCAGGAACTACTTTATATACGTCAGCTACATTTGACAGTAATGAAAATAAAGCTGTTATATTTTTTAGGGATAATGGAGACAGCAATAAAGGAAAAGCTGTTGTATTACAAAATAGTTTTACAAATGAAAGCCTCACCACAGAAAACTTTATAGGT